AGCCCCTCCTGGGTGCCACGGCGGTGTCGGCGACCACGGGAGTGTCGTATCCGATTAGCTGCCTCTCTACGGCGCAAGCCTGGGGCAAGGAGCCCAAGCGCTGGACGGTCTTTGTGACGCATAACAACACGGCGGCCTTGAACGCGACGCAGCCCGCGCCGACGATGACGTATACCAGTGCTTATATTACTGATACGTAGAGGACTCCCATGCCCGCCAGTCTCGGTGTCCGCAGCCTCAACGTGGGGAGCCCGGTCAATTCGCTGGCCCCGCTCAACGTGGGCCTGGCGGCGTGGTGGATGCTGCTACCGCGTTCGCCGGGCGGCTCAACGTGGCATGATCTCACCGGGCGCTACGACGCGGCAGGGACGGCCATAGGGCCAAGTACCGCGACAGTGGGGTGGGGGGCGACGCGGCGTCCCGGCGGCTGGGGGGAACTTCGTTTTGGCGGAGCGACCTTTGCGCAGCCGGCCCAATTCCCAGCGCTCGATAGTGCCACGGCGTTTACCGTGGCGCTCTGGGCCAGGCAGACCACGACCAATGTGCAAGGCTACTTGTTAAACAAGTATTCGTCGGGGTCGAATCAGATTGGCCTCGAAACGTGGAATGATAACAATATCTATTTTGAAGTGAACAATGGCAGTATCTCGTATCTGAATCTGCCGTCCTATACCTCGTTTATCAGTGCCGGGGTCTGGTTTCATCTGGTCGCCGTGTTTAACGGGGCCGGCGTCACCAATGCCGAGAAGGCGCAACTCTATGTGAACGGCGCGGCGATGGCCGCGAGCTATTCCGGCACCCTCCCTGCGCTGACGTTTGCGTTTGTGCCGAGCAGTCTCGTCAGTATCGGGCAGCACGGCTTGAGCACGCAGCGCTGGGTCGGGGCGATGGACGATGTGCGCATTTACAGCCGTGCGCTGAGTGCCGTGGACGCCGAGCAGCTGTACACCGCCTCCCGCCTCGGCTACCCGCAGGAGCTTGCGTGGCAGCCCTGGCCGCCGGCGTGGGCGAGCGCGGTGGCGGGGGCCGCCACCAAAGCCCCACCCCCGCGTCGACAACCCTGGCGCATCTTTCGGAGGGCCGCCTAGATGCCTCGACTCTACAAAGTGGCTGCGACGTTTACGCTCACAGCGGCGGGGGGCAATACCGACCTCCTGCAACTCAACCCGGCGACGAACAAACCCCTCCGTCTCGTCGGCTTTCGGCTGGGCAATACGACAGAAGTCGGCGATGCCGCAGAAGAGGGTTTAGAGCTCCAACTGACCCATATGACGGCGACGGTCACGGATGGCACGGGGACCGGCTCTGCCACGGTCACGCCGACGACGGTGCCACGCCCGGGCATCGGCCAGGCGGCCGGCTTTACCGCGCGGGTCAACTCCCCGACGGTGGCGACCAGTTCGGGGACGACGACGGTGCTGGAGTATCTCGGGTGGATTAACCGCCTGTCGCCGCTGGAAACCTTTTACCCGGAGAACAAGTGGTGCCCGGAAGCGATCGCCGGGGAAGCGCTCATTCTGCGCATGAATACTAGTCTCAATGATGATATGACTTTACAAATTAGTGCTTTCGTAGAAGAAGACGGCTAGACCAGCCCCGCTGCGGGTGCCTGGCCGCTGATTCTCAGGGTGTCTCCCTATGGCGCTATGGATTGTCGTTCGTCGTCGTCGCCTGCGTCGGCTGCGGCGCTTTGTGCCCACGCAGCGACTACTCACCGCGACGACGGCGCTGGCGCAGGCGGCGCAGACGCTTACCGCCACCGGCGCGCTGGCGCTCACCGCGACGACCAGTCTCCCCCAGGCCGCGCAGACCGTGAGCAGCGCGGCCGTGCTTGCCCTCCAAGGCTCCAGCACCCCCACCCAGGCGGCCCAGACCCTTGCCGCCACCGGCCAGGGCGTCCCGCTCCTGACGGGGACGCTCGCGGTGACGCAGGCCGACCAGACGGGCAGTAGTACGGCTGCTGTAGCCCTCCAAGGCACGACCACGCTCACGCAGACCGCGCAGACCCTCACCGGGCTCGGCGCGCATGAAGGACCGTTTGTCCAGGGCCGTTGGCCGTTTGGCGCCTTGCTCGCCACGACCATTCCCGGGACTGTGCATGGTCTGGGGACGCCCAATCTCTTCGTGCAGGTCTATGATGCCGGGATCCCGGCGATGCAACTTCAGGCCCAGGTCACCATCCATCCGACCTCCTACGATGTGCAGGTCCAGTTTGGGGCGCCGACGGCAGGGACCGTCCTGGTGAGTGCCATGACCCAACCCGCAGCCGGGAAAGCGTTTCTCGTCGCCGATGGCGCGAGTTGGAGCTTTCCTGCCAGCGAGCACGGGCGCGGGAGTGGGCCGCTCTTTGTGCAACTCTTTGACGCCAGTGGCATCAACTTCGAAGCGCAGATCCAGGTCGCGGCGACAACCGGGGATGTCCTGGCGACTCTCCCGGCGGCGCGGGACGGGCGGCTCGTCGTGGCGGCGCCCAGTAGCGTGCCGACCCCGGCCAATAGTGCGACGGCGTTTAGTGGCGTGACCAGTGTGACGGTGCCAGCCGCCACGCATGGGCGCGGGTCGGTCAATCTCCTTGTGGAGGTCTATGACGCGGCCGCGCCTGCCAGGCTCCTCGATACGCCGATCACCGTCAACCCTAGTACGCAGGCTGTGACGGCGACGTTTTTCGTGACGCAGGCGGGCACGCTGGTTATTGGGGGCGGCGCGGCGGTCGGGGCGGGAGCGGTCAGCGTCACGCAAGGCGCCCAGACAAGCAGTAGTACGGGGACGCTCGCGCTCCAAGCGACGGTTGCCCTGACGCAGGCGGCACAGACAGCGACGAGTACGGGCACGCTGCCCCTCCAGGCGGCGGCCACGCTCACCCAGGCGGTGCAGACGTGCAGCAGTACGGGCGCGCTGCGGGTGCAGGGTACGAGCAGTATGACGCAGGCTGCTCAGGCCCTGACCAGTACCGGCGTGCTGCCGCTGACGGGCACCAGTGCGCTCGCGCAAGCCGCACAGACGGTGAGCAGTATTGGGGGTTCCCAGGCTCTCGGGTTGGCGGCGCTCACGCAGGCGGCGCAGACGCTCACCAGTACCGGCGTATTGCCGCTGACGGGGACGAGCGCGCTGACGCAAGCGGCGCAGACGCTCACCAGTACCGGCTTCATGTTACGCCTCGGGAGTGCTGCACTCACGCAAGCCGCTCAGGCGCTCGTGAGTACGGGCGTGTTGCCGCTGATGGGGACCAGCACTCTTACGCAAGCCGCGCAGACGCTCAGCAGTACTGGCGTGCTGCGACTTGCCGCGACGACGAGCCTGACGCAGGCCGCCCAGACGGTGACGAGTACAGGCGGCACGGCGCTGCAAGGAAGCGCCGTGCTGACGCAAGCGGCGCAGAGTCTGACGAGTACCAGCGTCCTCGGGCTGGCGGGGAGTGTCACGGCCAGCCAGGCACCGCAGACCAGCACGAGTACTGGGGTGCTGCCCGTGGCGGGAACCGTGACCGCGACGCAAGCCGCGCAGACGCTCGCCAGTACTGGGACCCTGGTGGTCGGCGCGAGTGTCGCGGTCCTTCAGGGTGCTCAGTCGCTTGCCAGTACGGCGGTGGTGCCACTGAGCGCGACCGTGGCGCTCAGTCAGGCCGATCAGGCGGGGATCAGTACGGGCGTTCTGGCCATGACAGGTACTGTCGCGGTCACGCAGACCGCCCAGAGCCTCAGTAGTACGAGCTTCCTCATCAATCCGGCCTCGGGCGCCGCACTCCTGACGCAGGAGGCGCAGAGCAGTGTGGCGACGGGCCGCCTGCGCCTCGTCGGGGTGGCCACCGTCAGTCAGGAGGCGCAGAGCAGTGTGGCGACGGGTGCCCTGCGGCTCGTCGCCACGGCGACCCTCAGTCAGGAGGCCCAGAGCCTCGACGCCACAGGGTTCCTGGTGTTTGGCGGGACGGCAGTCGTGAGCCAGGCACCGCAGACGCTTGTGAGTCAGGGGGCCATTGCTCTGGCCGCGACGGGGCTCCTCGTGCAAGCCGCGCAGACAGTTGCGGCGGAAGCGATGAGTATTCCTGTGCCTGAAGTCGTCCGAGGCGCCCATGGAGCCCTGGCCCATGCCACCGCGAGCGCCATGGGCTTGCGCCGTACGGGCCTCGGGTACACTCCTCTTTTAAGGTGATTCCTATGGCTGCGATACCCTTACTGCCCACCACGCTTTTGGAAGGCACGACCGGCATCTATACCTTTACGCTGCTCAGTGAGAGTGGTGCCGCCATTCCCAGCGGCGTGCTCGATACGCTCACGCTCACCTATTACGATGTGGCGAGTGGCCTCATCGTCAATGGGCGCAACAACCAACAGGCGCTGAATGCGAATGATGTGACCGTCGTGACCGACGTCGGGCCACCGGCCGTGACCACAGTCACATGGCTGCTGCAGCCTGCCGATACGCAGATGATTGACCCCGACTTGCGGCATGAATACCGCGTCATTCAATTTCGCTGGTCGTGGGAGGGAGGCACGCGGTACGGTGCCTATCAGGTCCAGTTTGCAGTCGAGAATATGGCGTTTGTCGTGTGAGGGCAGGGGCGCATCTTTTCGCTGGTAGACGTACGGGATCTCTGGTAGAGTCATGGGCGCCCTGGAAGGGATTGCAATGAAATCATCCTACCGGTAGTCACTGGTCGCCTGGCTTCCAGGTAACACATACCGCCGTCTAGCACCGAAGCTTCTCCTGACTTCGTGTCTATCGGCGGTTGTGTCGTTTCTGGAGGTGGCACCATGGCAGACGCCCCGTACCTCGCGGAATCCTGGTCTGGTCTCATCCAATTTCGTTGTCCCGCGTGTGGCTACGATACCTTTCTGCAAGCCCGCATTGACGCGCACATGGCGCAGTGTCCCCGTTATCAGGCAAGCCTCCACACGGAGGGGCTCCGGGCAGGCGAACCACCCGCTCCTCCGCCGCCTGAGCCGGAGCCCGAGCCGGAGCCGGATGAGGAGCCCGTGCCGGCGCAGCCGACGCCTGCGCGGGCGTAACGTATGCCGACCCAAGCCATAAGCGCATTTGGAATAGCCTTGCGCCTCGGGGACGGTATCGCGGCTGTTTTGAACATTACTGGCGCGACGAATACGACACCGATTACGATTACCACCGCCGCCGTCCACGGCATTGTCGATGTGTCCAAAGTGACCGTCACGAACGTCCTTGGCAACACGGGCGCCAATGGGACGTGGATCGCGGAAGCCGTCACGCCTACGACCGCCCGGCTCCGGGGCTCGGTCGGCAATGGTGCGTACACGTCGGGTGGGGTCTTCACCCTCGATAGTACGTATGCCACGATTGCGGAAGTGACGGACATTCAGGACGCCGGCATTATGGCGGCGGTGATTAACGTCTCGGCCCACGACGGAGTTGGGGGGTGGGGCTCGCAAATCCCGACGATGCTCTCCAATAACAGCATGCGCCTGGTCGTCAACCATGTCCCAGAACATCCCACGCACAACAAACTCACCGGCCTCATTGATTTGATGGAGAACCGAACGAGGCGCCCCTATCTTCTTGTACTACCAAATGCTACTAAGACTACTTGGTGGTGGTCTGGGTTCGTAACAGGTTGGAAGGATCAGGCCCCCATGGCGGGGGCGCTGACGGCGCAAGTGACTTTCGAATTCCCCGACTCGCCCATTTTGGCCTAGGCTCTTCTAGTATAAGACTTGGCTGGAGCGAGTGTCAAGAGTAAGGGTTGTACAGGGACGAGAGGCGCCTTTGCATGTTTCTTGGAGTTGCAAGATTGGCAGGCTGGCACAACATTGGCCAGCGTATGCGAGCCGCCTTTACTGAGCGGGGTAATGTGATCTTGCGTCAGGCGTTTCATCTTGCGACCGCAATAGACACACCGATGATCGTAGGCGTTCTTGATTTCTTCCCACTGCGCGGCGGTCAAGTCGTTGAGCGGCGCCTCAGTACGGGCGGTACGTCGGCGTTCGGTCTTCTCTTGTATCCATTCAGGATGTTGTGCGTACCAGTCCGCATGCTTTTGGCGCATGGCCATCCGGTGCGCAGCATAATACGCCGCACTTTGGGCATTCATCAAGGCTTTGTTTTTCAGGTAGCGGGCCTTATTACGTGCCTTTTTCTCGGCCTTATGAGCTTCCTCATAGGCTTGCCGTTTCTCATGATTCTCGCGTTGCCAGCGTGCGACAGCTGCACGCACCTTGTCGCCATTGTTTGTACGATACGCCAGGCTTTCTTGGCGCTTACACAGGATACAGCGCGTGGCTTTGCCATCGCTGGTGTATTTGTCTGTGCCAAATTCATCAAGGGGTTTCAGCAGATCGCATCCACGACAGACTTTTTTTGCAGGGGGTTCCATACGCACCTTCTAACTAAGGTTGGGGTGAGTACTTGGCTCCCCACTGAGTTAGCAGCAGAGACTTGATCGAATGCTAGCAAGGCATTCACCAAGTACCCGTTCAGTATAGCGTAGGAGCGAGGGAAAAGGTAGAAAAAAGCGTTGTAAGTGTAGATTATCTTATTATAGGAAAGATAATACTATGCCGACTCAGGCTATAGCGGCCACTGGACTCATTATCAATATGGCGGGAACGCCTATTCCTGAAATTACGAACGCCTCCGAGATTGGTGCTCAGTTCAATGTGGTCGATGTCTCGGCCCATGATGGTGGTAATTGGTCTAGTAAGATTCCGACCTTACTCGACGGTGGGACGATCCGCGTCAGCGCGAACTTTGTGCCCGCGAATGCGCAGCATGTGGCTTTGCGGACGGCGATGATTAACCGCACGTCCACGGCGTTTACCGTCCGGTTTCCCAATGTGGGCGCGACGACGTGGAGCTTTAACGCGTTTGTCACGCGGTATCGCATTCCATCCGCGCCGGTCAACGGGGCGTTGCCCTTAGAATTCGAGCTCACGGTCGATGGTGCGATTACATTTTGATTTCTCCTGACGAGAACATTCGTGCATGAGCATGACCATCACGATTGACACGATTCACATTGAGCAGGTGGTCATGACGCCGCCGGCCGCGCCCAGCCTCCGCTGGCATGTCGGGCCGGTGCAGGCCATCACAGGAGGCAGCATGCCGATTGAAGTGTCGATGACGACGGAAGAGAAATGCCGACTCGCCATTACGCCCGTGACCGCCGGGGGCGCCCCCGCGCAGGTGGACGGGGAGGCGCAGTGGAGTGTCGAGGGGACCTGTACGATCGAGCCCATTGATGAGACGAGCGCGTGGGTCGTGGCGGGCGCCATGGGCGATAGTACGGTGAGCGTCGGCGTCGATGCCGACCTCGGCGCTGGCGTCGTCCCCATTGGCGATACCGCGCTCATCCATGTGAACAATCCCGAGGCGGCCAGTGTGGGGTTGGCGGCCGATGCGCCGGTGCTCAAAACCGAGGAGCCGGTCTAATGCCCTCCATTGTGGCCCTGGTGCCTGTTGCGCTCGATAAGCCGCGCCAGTTGCTCTTTACGCGTGCCGCCGTCAAAGCGATCGAGCTGCGCCTCACGCAGGTTTGGGGGCGCGATTACACCTTCTTTGAAGCCGTGCGGCGCTTGAGTGAAATGCTCCTCGACAATGACTTGAGCAAGCTCTCGTTTGTGAATATCAGCGTGCTCCTGTGGCAAGGCTGCCTGCATGAGGACCCGGCGTTGACGCTGACTCAGGTGGAGGAGGCTTTGCCCTACGCCGATCCTACGGGGCTCATCCCCTACGTCGGGCTCATCCTCCAAGCCTGGAGCCATGCGAGCCCGCAAGTGGTGGTGGACGCCGTCACCGCCGAGGCGGAGGCCGCAGACAGCGACCCTTTGGCCGGATCGACTGGGGCAAGCTCTGGGCCTTTGAACGGACCTGCCTTGGTGTCAGCGACGGCGAGTTCTGGGGCATGACGTTTCTCGAAGGGCATCTGCTGGCCGAGGCGTACTGGCAGCAGCAGCAACGGCAGGTGCGACCGATGGCGATGCTCCTCCAGGCGTACTGGAACGTGCACCGCGATACGGATCAGCGTCGGGAGCCGTTTGCCCTGGAGGACATGCTGACCGTGTTGGGGTATCCCGAACCACCCGCGCCGCCTCCACCGCCGCCCAACGTCGAGGATATGCGCGAGCGGATCGAGGTGTTGCATAGCTTGTATACGGCCAATGGAGATAGAAAGGTCTAGTCTTGGCAGAAATAGTCGTAGGAGATGTAGTAGCGAAACTCCGTATTGACGCCAGTGGCTTTGACCAGGCGCTGACGCAGGCCCAGCAGCGGCTCACGCAACTGAGCCAGACCATGGGCCAGGTGCGCCAGCAGCAGACGGGCAGCCAGCAAGCCACGCAGCAACAGGCGCAAGCCTTCCAACAACTCAGCCAGACGACGCAGCAGCACACCCAAGCCCTCCAGCAACATACCCAGGCGACCGCGCAGGCGGGCCAAGCCACGGCAGGGCTCCGCCAGCAACAAGCCCAACTCGCGACCCAAGTGCAACAAACCACCGTCGCGGCGCGCGAAGCCGGGAGTGCCTTGCAGACGGCGCTGAGCGTGGCGGGTGGCATCGGGATTGCCACGAGCCTTGGGGCCATCGTCAGCCAGCTCAAAGAGTTTGCGGCCAGTGCGGTGGATGTCGCCACGCGCATGCAATCCCTGCGGGCCTCGCTTGCCGCCTTGGGTGGGGGGATTGGCGCGGGGCAACAACAATTTGCGCAACTCTTCCAAACGGCCCAACAACTCGGTGTCGCCTTTGAGCCGCTCGCGCGCGGCTGGCGGCAACTGACTGCCGCCGCGACGCAGGCCAATCTCCCGCTTGAAGATCAACGGCGGCTCCTGAATGCCGTCTCCAACGAAGCGCGGCGCGTGGGCGCGAGCAATGACGAACTGGGCCGGATTATTACGGCCCTTGCCCAGACGGCCAGTAAGGGCGTCGTGTCGATGGAGGAGTTACGCCAGCAACTCGGCGAGGCTCTCCCCACCGCCCTGGCGGCGCTTGCCCGTGGCATGGGCTATACGACGGAACAGATCACGAAGCTGGTCGAAACGGGCACGCTGCGCTTTGTCCCCTTTGCGCTCGCCTTTACGCGCGGGTTGGAAGAGATGCAGTCGGCGAGTGGCAAGATGGCGGACGGTGCCCAGCAAGCCTTTAACCGGCTCGGCAATGCGCTGATCGCCTTTAAGGACGCCCTGGGCGCCAATGTGCTGCCCGAACTCGAACGCATCGCCAAGGTCGCCACCGGCATTCTCGATACGGCGACGGCGCTCCTCGCGCTGGCCGGTGGGCGCCGCGATCCGCGCCTTGCCCCCAATACCGCCGCCGAGATTGCCGGCACGCCGGATCAAGAGCGTGAAGTCCAACGCCTGCGCAACGTGATTGCGCGGTTAGAGCAGCAAGCGGCGACGGCGGTTCCCGGCCCGCTGCGTGAGCAGCGCGAGGGGATGGCTCAGCGGGCGAGGGAAGAGCTCGACATCCTGCTCGAAGTGATCCAAGGAACGAAAAACGAGACCGCCGAACAGCAGAGGCCAATCGGACCAAATCCGCGCGTGAGCAGGAAGCGGCCTTCCTCCAGACGATTACGACGCAACTCGCAGAAGCCCGGAAGCAACAAGCCGAACTCGCGGCCTCGTCTGCACGAGCGCCCAATGTGTTTGGGAGCCCCACGGGGACGCCCGAGCAACAATTGGAGTTTGCGCGACGGCGGCAACAGTTGCTCGAAGAGCAGACCAAAAAGCTGGATGCGACACTGGCCATCCGCCCCGCCAATGTCGAACTGACACCGGCGATCCAGGAACAGCTCAAGCAACTCGGGCTCCTCGATCAAGCCTATGGCAAGGCCGTTCAGCGGGTCGATCAACTCAAGGATGCCGAGCAGGCACGCGACCGTGCGGCCCGCGAACTGGAAGCGCAGCGCGAACGGGTCCCCGCCCAGGTGAGTACGCTGCAAGCCTTTGAGGAACGTCTTGGAGCCTTTGTGCGCCGACCCACGGAGAATCTGGCAGAGGAAGCCGCCAGTCGCGTGCGTGTGGCCGGCGCCGCCATGCAGAAGGAACTCGATACCCAGATCCGTGCGCTCGAAACATCGAAACCCTTTCAGGCGGCTGATCCTGCCGCCTTGGAGCGGTTGCGTGCCCAGCGGGACGCCCTCACGCAGGCTACCGATGTGCAGGCGCAGGAAGCCTATACCACCGCGCTCACCAAGCAGATGAGTACGCTCAACGATCTCGCCCGCGCCTATGGCTTTGTCACCAAGGAAGCCAGCGACCTCGCCCGTGCCGAAGAGGAAGCCGCCCGGTTTGCGGGGACGCCCTTGCAGGCCCAGGCGGAGGAGCGGCTCCAGGTGGTGCGTGATGTGGCGACGATCGAAGCCCAAATTGTGGACTTGAAGCGCCAGGCCGCCGCCAGTGAACGCGCAGGGTTAGAGGCCATGAAGGAAGCGCGGGCCAGCACTGCGCTGGATGCGACGCTGGGCGAGCAACTGGAGCGCCTCCGGGCCCCCCGCGAGGAACGCACGGAGCTGCGGTTGCGGGCACAAGCCCGGCGCCAGGGCGTGGAATTGACGCCCGAGCAGGAAACTCGCTTGCGGGCCATTACCGAGCAGGAGCGCTTTAACGAGATCATGCAGGCCACCGAACGGATTGGCGATGCGGCGGCTCAGAGCCTGACGCAGGGCCTCCTCAGCATTATTGATGGCACCGAGCGCGTCAGCGATGCCTTCCGCCTGATGGCCAAGAGCATTCTCGATTCGGTCGCCCAGATTGCCCTCAACGAGGGCTTTCGCACGCTGATTCGGCTCGGGCTCAGCGCCATTAGCGGCGCGATTGCCCCCGCCAGCGGCGCGGCCTTTTCCAATGCCGGGGCCAGTGCGGGCGGTGGGGGCGGCGGCTTCGAGATTCTCATGGCCCAAGGGGGCGCGGTGGTCAATAAGCCCACGGCGATTATGGCGGGTGAGAACCCAGCGATGAACCCCGAGTACGTGCTCAATCGCCCGCAGATGCAGGCGCTCATGAGTGGGGCCATGCGTGCGGCGCCATCAGCCGGGGGGCAAGCCATGGGGGGCGTCACCGTCATCAACGTGGCGAATAGGCAACAAGCGGACCAGGAAGCTGCCCGTGAGCGTGCCCTTGGAAAGGCCGTGATTATCAACGAAGTTCTTAACGAAATAAGTCAAGGGTCAGGTTCGCGCATTGCGCGGACGTTACAGGCGCTGCGCTAAGAAGGGAATAGTCCTTGCCGGTCTATCCGATTGATCCCATACCATCGAGTATCTCAGTCGCGGCAATACATGACCCTATGCACGAGTTCGAGTCAGACCAGGGCTATTCGGCACGCCGGTCCAAGCACAGCCGGGCCTTGCGGCAGTATCAACTGGAGTATCTGGGACTGACAACCCCACAGATGCGCGTGCTGCGGGACTTCCTCATTCAGCAGCGCCTGGGTGTGCTGCCGTTTGAATGGTTGCACCGCACCGGCGGGGACCGCGTGAACTACAGCAATACGACGCCCGTGGTCTGTACGCTCCAGCATAGCTACGTGACCAATCAGTGGCTCTGGATCAATGGGGCAACGCATGGCGGGCTCAACGGGTTCTGGACGCTCACCCGCTTCGATTCCACGAGCTTTGCGCTCAATGGCTCGGCGGCGCAAGGCGGTACCGGGAGTGCGATCGCGGTGCCGTATCTGCCCAACGCCACGGCGCGGTTCGCGCAAGACGTGATGGAGCCAGCGGTCAAGCTGATTGGTCCCGAGGCGGCAGATGTCTTCACGCAAGGACGCGGCCGTTTTAATATGACGGTGCAAATTTTAGAACAATTTTAGAGCGAGCACCCATGCCACGCCTCCTCAGTGCGGCGCTTGTCCGTGAGAAAAACCAGTTGCACTCGGATCATGTCATCACCTGGCTCTTTCAAGTCGATATACCGGGTGCCCCCGTGCCGTATCGCCTGGTGAACTACGACCAGGAGATTCTCTTTCACGGGATTCCCTATCTCCGGTATTCCGTGGATGTCGACGCCCTCGAAGATGCCACGAGTCAATCCCTGGTGCGGCTGCGGGCGACGGTGGGCAACGTGGATCAAGCGTTTATTTCGCTCCTGGAGCATTACTGGGGACCAGACAGCCGCTGGATAGTGACTATCTGGCCCATTGATACGCAGCAACCCGACGCGACGCCTTTTGGCACGGGCGAGGTCTTCCAGGTCGTCCAGGTGGCGACCGACTTTCTGACAGCCGTGGTCGACCTCCAGGCAGAAGGTATCACGTTGACGGGGACGATCCCGAAGCGACGCTTCACCCAGAGTGGAGGTTTTCCGAACATACCAAGAAGACTATCATAGAAAGTTCTATTATATATGCTTCCAGGTTTTGCGATGAATGATGTACTGTATAGCAAAGTCCGAGACACCGTACTGATTGGCCAGGGCATTGATCGTCGTCCAACCCCGGCTGTAACACGCACGTATCTCCAACACCTGTTCGGCGGTCAGCTTCGCGTGTGGAAACGCTTCTGGCTTGGTATGGATACCCGCCATCGCGCCTTTTGCCTGCCGGCCTTTCTGCACGGCATCCTGGCGATTGCTCTGCAACGTCCCCAGCCACAAGTGGAGGGGGTTGCAGCACGCAGGGGTATCACAATAATGGCAGACAAGCTTTCCTGGCGGGATGGGACGAGCATGCCAGATTTCATACACCACGCGGGTGACTGGGATCGTCAGATGTTTACCGTTGTAGGCCAGTGTAAACTTGCCATAGCCATCTTGATCCGTGCTTTTCAGCCAGGGCCAGCAGCAATACACACAGTCCTCGCCATGGCCGCACTGCTGAATCGCGCCCCACAAGCGCTCCAGAAATGGCAGCCTGGGTGGAATGCCACGCGCGCGTTTGTAGGACGTCTGCATGGTATTCCAGCAGTCGCGGCAATACATGCTCTTGCCGTCACCGCGTTGGGCATCACTACCAAAGTCGTCCAAGGGTTTGATCAGATGACAGCGGGAACACGGTTTCTCAGTGCGGTGGCGTTTCATAGCGTGACCTCCTGGATCACAGGGCATCGTTGGGGGAAGTGGCTGGCAGGCGATGAACTCTGCCCCGGTTTCGAACCCGGTGCCACTCGACACAAGAGTATAGCATATGAGCAGTAGTATTGCTGTTCCTGACATCTTCCCGTTGGTCGATGCCATCCTTGGGCGTCGGTATGAGGACTATAACTGTTGGCACCTCCTGCGGGATCTCTATGGGAAGGGTTGGGGCATTGATCTCGACGCCGATCCCGCTGCTGCCGCTGCCCAAGTCCAAGAAATCTGGTTTCAAGGCGATGCTCGTGATCCGCTCATGTTGGTTCAGGCATGGGACATTTTGATCTTCCGTCCCCAGGGCATGGCGAGTAGTCATGTGGGGATTGTCTGTGATGGTCGGCAGTTTGTGCATACACGAAAGAACCTGGGCACATGTATGGAGTTGACGAAGCGTTGGGCGCCCCGCCTGATGCAGATTGCGCGGTTGCGGCGGCTCCTGTAGCGACCGTCACCTGCATCCTGGTGCTGTCGCCCCTACGGGCCGCCGATGGCCATCTGCGCGTGCAGCGCGAGGTGTTCCCGGCCGGCGATCCGCTCGACGCCTATCTGCCCGAGGGCGAAGACCTGGCGCGCGTCTGCGTCAACGGGGCGACGATTCTCCCCGAGCATTACGCGCGCTACATGCCGCAGGCGGGGGATGAGATCTGGCTCTGGCCGACGTGGGGTGACCCGGCGACGCTCATTGGCATTGGTATCTCGTTGCTGGTCGGTCTGGCTATTTCGGCAGTCTCGCATTTCCTCTTTCGCCCGAAGCCCCTCTTGTTGCCGCAGCAAAACCAGATGGGCGGCGAAACCGAACGGACCTTTTCCTTTGAGGGCATTCGCACCGCCATTGGTCCGGGGGCGGTGGTCCCCGTCATTTATGGGCGCCACCGTATTGGCGGGCAACTCCTCCTCGCCACCGTCGACCAAGCCGCCGTCGTGGTGGCGGATGGCACGACGGCGCCCTCCGCCACTATTATCGACGTCACCCACGGGGAACCCTCCGACATTGTCTATGTGACGGCGCCTCATCACGGCTTTGTGACCGGCCAGATCGTCTTTATTCAGGGCGTCCAAGGCAAAACCGAAGTGAATACCACCTGGGCGATTCACGTTGGGGATGCCGACACCTTTGTCCTCGACAGTTCGTGGGCTGTGGGGATTACCCATCCCTATCAAGGGGGCGGGACCGCGACGCTCTACAATCAGGGCGATCGCACGTACCAGGCCATCACCAATCCGCCCACGCTGACGCTCATGATTGCGCTGTGTGAAGGCCCCATTGACGCCATCTTGACCGACACGATCCAAATTAACGGCCAACCGCTGGCGAACTTCCCCGGCGTGCAGGTGTATACGGGCCTTGGCACGGCCAATCAACCGGCCTTTGCAGAATTTGGCGGGGCGCGCAATACGTTTGCCGACGGGCGCGACATTGGGGAGAGTCCCCTCACCTATACCTCCAACGCCGCGCTGCATGCCTTTGTGCTCAACCTGGTCTGGCCGGAAGGGCTCTATTTTCTCAACGAGAAGGGCGAGAAGCAGAGTAATACGACCGTCATGCAGTACCGCTTTGCCCCCAGGGGCACGGGGAGTTGGTCGGGGTGGACGGTCTTTCAAGTCAACGCGGACCGGACGGCGACGGTGCGCCTGGGGGTGCGCCGGGAGGGGTTGCCGTATCAGTCCTACGATATTCAGGTGCAGCACCTGCGGTCGGGCAATACCGACGAACTCCGGGCACGGTACAAGAGTGTGCTCGAAAGTGTCACTGAGTATGTGCCCGATACTTTTGCCTATCCCTATACCGCCTGGGTGGGCTTGCGGGCGCTGGCGACCGATGCCTTGCGCGGGGCCTTGCCCAATATTACTGTCGAGGTGCGGGGGCGCCAGGTGCGGGTGGGGTCGCTGGCGGTTCCAGAAACCTGGTCCGATAACCCCGCCTGGTGCGTCCTGGATGCCCTCACCAATCAGCGCTATGGCACGGGGGTGCCCGATAGCGATATTGACCTCACGGCCTTTGCGCTCTACGCCGCCTATTGTGATCAGGAGATCCAGGGCGAGCGGCGCCATACGCTCAACTACGTGCTCGACCGGGAAACCCGGGCACAGCAATTTTTCTTGGAAACGATGGGTGGCAGCCGGGGTATTTTGC